TGTGGTTCTACTTTTTCAATTTATAAAGGACTGGTTATTGCTAGAAATAGATTGGGTGTTACTATATGCACGAGTTGTAATAAAATTGGTGTGCAATACTCATCAATTGAATCAGAGTTAATTAGATTTTTAAATGATAATAATATAAATTATAATCATAATGATAGAACGATACTCAATGGACAGGAATTGGATATATATCTACCTGGTCAAAAGATAGCTATAGAAGTTAATGGACTTTATTGGCACTCAGAACTTTATAAAGACAAAAAATATCACCTTAATAAGACCATTAAGTGTAATAAACTAGGTATAAATTTAATACACATTTGGGAAGATGATTGGAAAAATAAAAAGAATATTATAAAATCTATCATTTTAAATAAAGTTGGTTACATAAGAGAAAAGATTTTTGCTAGAAAATGTATAATTAAAAATGTTAGTTCAAAGGATTCTAGAAAGTTTTTAGATGATAATCATATTCAGGGGTTTTCTAGTTCATCTACTAAATTAGGGTTATATTATGATGATAAATTGGTAAGCCTAATGACATTTGGATATAGATACACAAATGGTAAATTAGAGTATGAGCTTATTCGTTTCTGTAATATTATTAATACTATAGTGATTGGATCCGCATCTAAATTATTCAATCATATGTTAAATAAAATTGATGTTTCAGAGATTATATCCTATGCTGATATATCAATTTTTAGCGGAAGTATTTATGATACATTGGGATTTGAAAAGAATTCACTATCAAGACCTAATTATTTTTGGGTAGTTGACGGTGTTAAAAAACATAGATTTAATTTTTCAAAAAAGAAATTAGTTAATAAAGGATTTGATCCAAGTAAAACTGAAGTAGAGATAATGCATGATAGAGGATATTATAGAGTCTTCTCATGTGGTCAAGAGAAGTGGACTTACAAAAAGTAAAATGAAATAAAAAACCACTCAATTGAGTGGTTTTTTAAGATTCTTATTCAACTTCTGAATAAACTGTTTGTAACATTCTAAGTGATACTTGGTAAGGGTCACAGTTGGAAGCCGGTCTTCTATCTTCAAAATAACCTTTTCCTTCAACAATTGCTTGTGCTGGAATTCTGATAGATGTATCTCTTGTAGAAAAACCGTAACTGAAATCATTGATACTTGATGTTTCGTGAGCTCCAGTTAATCTTTGATCATTGTGTAAACCGTAAACACTAATGTGTTCTTTTTGATACTTTTCTAATTTAGACATAGTTTCTTTAATGATATCTAAACCACCTTCTTCTCTCATTTCTTTAGTAGAAAAGTTAACGTGACATCCTGTTCCGTTCCAATCACCTTTTAATGGCTTAGGATGTAAAGAAACTTTTACATTATGTTTTTCAGTCACTCTTTGTAATAAATAACGAGAAATCCACAATTGATCAGATCCTTCTAAAGCTGTAACTGGGCCAATTTGATATTCCCATTGTCCTAAAAGAACCTCTGCATTGATACCAGAGATATCTAAACCAATCTCCATACACATATTCATATGTTCTTCGACAATTTCTCTACCAACTACATTATCTGAACCAATACCACAGTAATAGTCACCTTGTGGTCTTGGTGTTGAGTTTGGATCTAAAGTAAATCCTAATGGAATACCTTCACCAATTCCAAATGGATTGGATGGTTTGTGAGTTAATGTGTATTCTTGTTCCCAACCAAACCAGGGAAGATCTAATTTATTGCCCGAAATGATACCTAATTCATTAACTTTTTGAGATAACGTTCTTCTGTTGTTTGTTTCGTGTGGTGTTCCGTCTGGATTAAGAACTTCGCAAAAAACTAATTTGTTTAATCCTCTTCTGAATGGGTCGTATGTTACAAATACTGGTTTTAGTAAACAGTCAGTATTTTTACCTTTGCCTGATTTTGCTTGTGATGTTGAACTTCCGTCAAATGACCATATTGGATAATCAGATGGTCTGACTGAATTAATTTCTGACGTTATTTTAGTTTTACTTCTAATTTGTTGATGTTTTGAACCATCGATCCAAATATACTCTAGTTTGATAATACTCATAAATTATTTTTTTTTTATTATTTATTTTATTTCTTTTCTTAAACTTTGTTTAACTTAATCACTAAAATAAATACAAAAATTTAAAAATGAATAAAGTAATATTACAACTTTGGGAAGAATCTAATACCAAAGAGGGGTTTCTTAGTGATGGATGTTCATTACATTTAAATGTTAAAGAAAGAGATATTTGTGTATCTTCTATTTATAATAATAGACATAATTCAACTATTCCTAATCAATATGATAGAGTTGTTGGTCAGTGTATAGAAGTTTTTGTAGAAGATAAAATATTTAATATGATTATTGAAGAGAAGTCTGTTAAGATTAACGAGGCAGCTTTTCAAAATTTATTAAAATTTGAAGAAATAATATTTAACACCGATACTATATGATGATTATTTTATTTTACCTAATATCTATTTTATTTGCTTTTAACGAAGTTTATTATGTTTTTAATAAAACTAGACTAGATATTAGTATTAAGTCTTTAGATGTTAAATCTTTTAGTAGATTTGATATTCTACACTATGTTTTAAGACTAATGTTTTGGATTTGGATGATTATTGGTATTTGGTCATCTCAATCAAGTTTGTTTATATTTTTAACCATTTTACATTTAATTAGATTTCCATTTTATCACTTAAATAGAAAGCTTTATATTATATGGGATAATATTTTACCAAGTATATCATTTATCTTTATACTTATAATATTAGTTTATAAAATTAAAGGCTAAACTTTTTAAGATGTTGTTCAGTTATGATAATGAATTCATAACCTTTATTATTACACCAATTAATCATTGTTTCCCATTTGTTCTTATTCTTATAAGCCATTTTAAGATCATACTCAAAGTTTTTCAACTTCTTCATTCCATTCTCCGGAACGACTAGGTTACCTTCATTTAAGTCTTGAACCATCTTGTACTCTTTGAATGGTTTAACCTCTACAACGACTTGTTTAAGTACTCCATCAGAGTTTCTCATCTCATAGTAGAAGTCGGGATAGTAACAATGTTCTTTTACTTTGGTATCGCCATTATCAAAGTGTGTCATCTGATATGGTATTCTCATACATTCAGCACCCCATTTAGTAATGATTTTATTATTATCTAACCAAGTCATTATTTTCTTTTCCCATGAACTTCTATAATAAACACCACCTTGTGTATTTAATTTAATCACTTTGTCTTTATATTTTGGTATATAGTTACCTTGATTGTACTTAGCGTTATTTGGTTTTGAATTTAACATACCTTGGATTAGTTTATTTTATATATAAAAGAAAATAGATTTCCATGGGAAAATTAGTAGATAAAATAGGATTGAGAATGTTGGTTGATGGTGATGGGTTAGCTGATAACTTCAAAGATAACTCACTTAATTTCTATGAAAAATATCAAAAATCTGATAAAGATGTCAATTCAATTGATGTGAAGGATATCTTTCCAGGTGGTTTTTATCACTTTCACTACCAAGATGATTCTAACTGGATGAAGTATTCTCCGGTATTTGTTACTAGTTTTAAAAAGATATCAAATCAGATAATAATTTTTGCTGTGAATTTTAATTTTATTCCTTTAGAGGTAAGAGCTTCCTTATTAGATAATTTTATGACTGAAGAGGATTTTGAAAAAGATAGACTATTAGATGTTGACTATGAGGGTATGTATGCTGAGTTAATTAAATATGGTTTTGAATATGCTTTGGTTGAATATAATGCTATACAAATAAAAATTGTTCATAAAATAAGTGTAGAATCAGTTCCAAGATTTTTAATGTCTGCTCATCCTAAGAATAAATATGACCCTGCTAAGTTATTTGATATATGGAAAGCTAAAATAGGTGATAAGAGTGCTAGAAATCAAGAGATAATGAAGTCTATGATTGATGACTTTTATGATACAACAGGTCAAATTAATGAAAAGTATGTTTTGCTTAAGAATCATATTAAAAGAATACAAAATAGTGCGAAAAAATATGGTGGTAAATAATAATATATACACTATAAAAATCACAATTCTAAATGAAAAATTTAAAAAAATTTGAAGAACTTGATTACTCAACATATATGAGTGCTGCTGATAAAATGGCTGGATATGGTCAAGTTAAAAAAGCAGAAGAGGTTAAATCACATGCTAAAAATATGGCTATGTCAGTTATTAAAAATGTGAGGTTTGATATCTTAGTTGGTAATGTTAAAGAATTTCCAATGGCAAAATTTCATAGTGCTAGAATATTTAAATCAGGAACAGCTTGGAGTCTTCAAGTTATGTTTGAATCTGATGGTGGTTATACTCATAGTATAATGTCTAATGTTACAAATGATGGTGAAATTAGTTGGCAAGAAGGTAATAAATTTATGAATAGAAAATCTACAATTAAGTTTGGTCAACTTATTGAACAACTTTGTCTTTTTCAACCGGATTTTGTTGGATACTTAAAAGAACATAACTTAAATTCTGGAGATATTAAATTAATGCAAAGAACTTATTATTTATAGTCTATAAAAACCTACTAAAAAGTAGGTTTTACTATTTTTGGTGGGACTTTAAATTTTTAATATATAAACGAAATACTTATTAATAAATGGCATCATACAATCAATTTAACGCAGGTTCAGGTCAAACAAATTTCGCCTACACCAACAGTGCTGTTGAGAATAAAGGACTTTTTAATAGAATTTTAAGAGGTTTATCATCTTATGGTATGAACTATGATGACATGATTGTTAGAAATCAAGTTGGTATTGGTATTAATGAAGATCCATATGCTGCTAGAGGTAACTCAATGTATGATTTCTTCTCACAAAGAGCTGTAGCTTCTGTATTAAATAGAAAATCAATTCCTTACTTAGATAAAGCTTATGGTGATAAAAGAAGAATTCTAAGAGAGTATTCAATTAAAGATGAGATTAGAGATTTTGTTAGTTCATTAGCTGACGAGAGTATTGTTTATAACGATGAAAGAGATTTCTGTTCTCCTAAACCTTTATCAAATGATTACTCACAAGAGATTAAAGATAAGTATCAAGAATATTTTGAAAAGATTTATAATAAGTTTGGTTTTTCAGATAGTATTACCGCTTGGAATATGATGAAAGATTTTCTTATTGATGGTTATTTAGCATTAGAAATAATTTATGATGACAAAAAGAAAAATATTATTGGTTTTAATAGATTAAGACCGGATACTTTAGTTCCAGCATTTGAACCATCTATTGGTCACTTATGGATTCAGTTTCCCGAAGATCCTCAATTAAGAAGAATCTTTTTAGATTCTCAGTTAGTTTATATTTCTTATTCAACTCAAAATGATTATTCGGAAACATCTTATGTAGAAGGTTTAATTAAACCTTATAATCAATTAAAGATTCTTGAGCAAACAAGAGTAATGTTCAATATTATTAATGCTACAGTTTATCAAAAGTTTACTATTCCTATCAAAGGTTTATCAAGACAAAGAGCCGAAGAACAAATAGGTCAATTAATTAATGATTATTCAGAAGAAGTTGAATGGGATGATTCATTAGGTACATTAACTATTAATGGTGCTAAACACTTACCTTATAACAAACAAATTTGGTTTCCTGAAGGAGATGCTGGTACACCAGCTATGGAATTAGTTTCACCTGAAGGTCATAACTTAAATGAGTCAGATATGTTGACTTGGTTCTATAATGCCCTAAAAAGAGCCTCTAAGATTCCTTTTCAACGTTTTGATAAAGAAAATGGTGGTGGTAACTTAATTAATGACTCGGCTGATATGACGAGAGATGAGATTAAATTCTACAACTTTATTAATAGATTAAGAGCTAACTTTAAAGAAATTATTGTTAAGCCTTTGAAGCTACAAATGCTAATTGAATTTCCTGAGTTAAAACAAGATGAGATTCTTATGAATCAAATTGATATTAGTTTTAATTCAAATCAAGTATTTGAAGAATGGAAAAAATTAAATAACTTGGCTAAGAAAGCCGATATATTTGGTACTTTAGTTGGTATTATGAATGGCGAAAAACCTTACTTTCACGTTGAGTATTTAATTGATAATGTATTTAAGTTAACTCCAGAAGAAAAAGCCGAAAATCAGAAATACTGGGCCAAAGATGCTCTTGGTGTTGCTGGTGGAGGTGGAGGCGCTACTGTTGAAGGAGGTGGTGAGATGCCAACCGAAGGTGGTGAGATGCCAACCGAAGGTGGTGAATCCGCTCCAGAAGCTCAAGCCGCTCCAGAAGCACAAGCCGCACCTGAAACTCCTCCTGCTGGTGAATCCGGATCAGAATTTGAATTCTAAAATATACTATAAAAAGAAAACCTCTCAAATTTGAGAGGTTTTTTTATGATACCATTTTTGGATGCGTAAAGTAGAAAGACTTAACTTGATTATCTACTATATTTTGTTTGAGTTCTAATTCAGCTCCTGATTCAATTAAGTCTCTAATAACTTTCCCCCATTCAGTTGCTATCGTTTTAATTATGATTTCTAATTCTAAAACTTTATTACCTCTGAGTATAAACTTCATAAACTTTATAGCAGATGATGCTTTTTTAAGAATATCAATTTCATACCAGTCTTCATCTAAAACATTTACATACATAACACCGTTAGCATGACCTGATATATCTAAAGTAAATTCAATCTTTTTGTCTTCTAAAATAGAGTTTAATTTAATCTCCCTCTTATATTGAGACCAATTACTAAAATTAGATAATAATTCCTCGTATTGCTCCAAGGTATTATTATCTAATTCAATATTAAAAGATTTCGTTACACTATATCCCTCCATTTACAATAAAGTAAAATCTATTTGTTTTCTTTCTAAGTCTACTGACTTAACTACAACTTTAAGAGGATCGCCTAGTCTTATTTTATCACCACTTTCACTTGTTACAGTGTAATTAGTTGTATCAGCTGACCATTTACCTTCAAGAGATTGATATCTAACCATTCCTTCGCATTTACTTTCAATCAATTCAACATACATACCCCAGTCAGTTACGCCTGAAACGATACCATCAAATACTTTTCCAATCTTATCTAAAAGATATTCAGCTTGTTTGTATTTAATAGAATCTCTTTGAGCCTTAGCAGCAACTAACTCTCTAGCAGAACACCATTTAGCTTGTTCTTCAATCTTACCAGGATTGCCTTGACTTTTCTTATCTAAGAAATCTAATAAAATTCTATGTGTGATTAAATCAGGATATCTTCTGATTGGAGAAGTAAAGTGAGAATAGTGAGTAAATCCTAAACCATAGTGACCAATGTTCTTAATTGTATAAGTTGCCTTAGACATACATCGAGTAACTAAAGTTTCAATCATATTTTCTTCAGGAGTTTCTTTAATTTCTTTTAATAATCCATTTAGAGTCTTTTTGATTTCAGTTGAATCATCATATATTTCTATATCGTATCCAAACGTTTTACAAACACCAACTAAAGCATTTAACTTTTCCATATTTGGAGTATCATGAACTCTATATACATTTGCCCAACTAGCCTCTGATAAAGTTTTAGCAACTGACTTGTTAGCTAATAACATAAACTCTTCAATTAGTTTGTTGGCTTCTTTTTGTTCTTTGAAATAAACACCAATTGGCTTCTTATTATCTTCGGCTAATTTGAATCTTACTTCAACACCACCCATTTCAATAGATCCTTCTTTGATTCTTTTCTTTCTAATCTTTCTAGCTAAAGTATCAAGTAATCTAATTTCGGTTGAATAATCACCATCATTACCTTCAATAATCTCTTGAGCTTCTTCATAAGCATATCTTCTATCAGAGTGAATAACGGTTTTACCTTGCCAAGTATTTAAGATATTACCGTCAGCATCTAAAGTAAAGATAACAGAAAATGCTAATCTATCTTCATGTGGTTTCAATGAACATATACCATTACTTAAACGTTCAGGTAACATTGGTACACATCTATCAACTAAATATACTGATGTAGCTCTTTTGAAAGCTTCATCATCTAGTTTAGTTCCTGGTTTAACATAGTGACCAACATCAGCGATGTGTACACCTACTTCAATTTTATTATCACTTATTATATTAACTGATAAGGCATCGTCAAAATCTTTAGCATCAACTGGATCAATTGTTAAAGTAGTGATACCTCTCATATCTTTACGAGATTTAATTTCTTTTTCTGTAATAACTTCAGGCACTAAGAAAGATTCGTTAATAACATCTTGTGGAAATTCAACAGGTAGTCCATATTCAATCATAATTGAGTTCATTTCCGCGTTGTTATCTCCAGAATTTCCTAAAACTCTTGTTATTTTTCCTTGTGGTGATTTAGAATCTTCCCACTTTACCAATTCAACTACAACTTTTTGATCGTGTTCGGCTTTTAATCCACCTTTAATGTAAAAGTCAACAGGTACTTTATTACTATCTGGAACAACAAATGTAGTTTTCTTTCCTATTTGTACTCTACCGACATATTCTGTCTTAAATCTTGAAACAACTTCAATGACTTTTCCTTCTAACTTCTTTTCTCCTTGAAATATTTGAATCTTTACTTTATCTAAGTGTAATGAGTTAGATGTGTTTTTCTTGTAGATAAAGACTTCCTTGTCTTCTACTACTAGTGATGCGTTACCGTTTGTTGAGAACTCAATTTGTCCTTCGTAAACATCACCTTCTTTTAATTTTATCATATATGTTTATTCTATTTAAGAAACCTCATTTTGTTTATCTCTTTTTGATATATTATCTACTCCATACTTACTAATCAGCGTTTTTTTCATTTTACTAAGAACTTTTTTATTCTGTATTGGGTAGTCAACTCCAAAGTTTTTCCTTAAAGTTTCTTTTCTTTTAGATTCAGAACATTTTCTACAATAATATTCTCCAAAATTGTTATCATATTTAACATAGTTCTTAAATATTACCTCTTTTTCAACCCCACAGCCATCACATTTACATTTTATTTTATAATGTGATCCTTTTGACATTAATTCAATTGGTATTTTAATAGTCTCCCCAATTACCACATCATATCCTAAATCATCATAATACTGATAATTGGATTCATTAATTTTTATTTCTATCTCTCTTGTAAGGATCATAAAAAACCGCTCAATTTCTTTTATTTATTAATTTTTGACTTTCTCCTAGTAATCAATTTATTTAAAATATTTTATACTACTATCAAAACAAATGCCCTGTTGATTTAGATAGTCACTATAAATAATCCACCTTTATTTTTTTTGAATAAATGAGGTCTAATATATACTCTATATTTTAAAAAAATAATAAACTTAAATGAAACCAGTATTAATTATAGAAAATTCGCAAAACTCTCTTATTAGAGAGAACAATGGTTCAACTAAGAAGGATTATATTTTGGCAGGTACATTTACAGAATTCAATGTTAAGAATCGTAATGAACGTATTTATACTGCTGAGAAATTTCTTCCAGCTCTACAAGAACTAAATGAAAGAATGAGCAGCTTAGGTGTTGTTTATGGTGAGTTTGATCATCCAGATGTTTTTGATACATCTCTTTCAAGAGCATCACACATTATTACTAAAGCTAATTATGTAAAAGAATCAAATTTAGTTAATGGTGAGATTAGATTGTTAAATACTTATTGGGGAAAAGAATCTAAGGCATTGGTTGATGATGGATGTCCTGTTTTTGTTTCTTCAAGAGCAGCAGGTATCACTGAATCGGATGGTACTGTTTCATTGAAAAAATTATTTACATATGATATCGTTGCTGATCCGGGTTTTGCTTCTGCTAAAATGTCGGTTAAAAATATCAACGAATCATTAGGATATAATGAAAACTCTAACTTTAGGATATATGAAATGTCCGATGAGTCCAAAATAAATCAATTATTTGATATGAACAAAAATGAATTTGTTACAAAGCAACAACTAACTGAATATTCACAGTACTTGGTTAAGGAACTAGCTTCTACAAAGAAAGAAGTTAAAGGTGCTATTACTAAAGGTAATTTATCTCCAAAGAAAATGGAGCAACTTTTAGAGTATTATGAAGAGTTAAATTCTACTAATTCTCAAGTTGTTAAATATTTAGATTATTTGGCTGAAAAAGTTCAAATTATGGTTAATGAAAACAAGTCTTTAAAGGAAACTACTGACAAACTTATTAAACACAATGACTATTTAGCTGAAAATTTAGAAAAAGCTGTTAACTACTCTGAATACTTAGCTGAGAACTTAGAAAAAAACATTGAGTACTCTGAATACGTTGCTGAAAATTTAGATAAAAACATTACTTATTCTGAATACTTAGCTGAAAACTTAGATAAAAACATTACTTATTCTGAATACTTAGCTGAAAATTTAGATAAAAACATTGAGTACTCAGAATATTTAGCTGAGAACTTAGATAAAAACATTGAGTACTCTGAGTATATCGCTGAGAACTTAGATAAAAACATTTCTTATTCTGAATATTTAGCTGAGCACGTTGATAATTCAATTGCTTACTCTGAATATTTAGCTGAGCACGTTGAAGGTAACATTGCTTACTCTGAATACATTGCTGAACATTTAGATGATAATATTGCTTACTCTGAATACATTGCTGAGAACTTAGATAACTCAATTTCTTACCAAGGTTTAATCGTTGAGAAATTAAATTCAAAAAAATTAAATGAATCAATGGATGGAGAAGAAGCTTTCCCATCATTACAAGCGGCAGGTTTTGAAAACATGGAAGAAAAAGAAGAGGTATGTGGTCCAAACAACGAAGAAGAAAAAGAAGAAGAGTACAATGGTATTCCTTCAGGAAACATGGAAAACTCATATAATAATGAAGAAGAAAAAGAAGAAAACGCTCATGATTATGAAGTAACTGGTGACAGTGATTCTGAATTATCTGAGTCAATCGATAAATTAATAGAAGAAGCTAAAAAACGTAAAGTTTCTGAATCAACTGACTTGAATTTCTTAAAATTCTTAAACAAGTCACAAGTAGATAGTTACTACGCATTGTCTGACGAAGACCAAGAGGCTGTTAAATTTCACATAAACGAAAGAAATTACTTCACATCTAAAGATGTGTTAAGCCTAATTGCTGAATCACTATCATCAAAGAATGAATCTCTTGAAGAAAGAGTAATCAGATTAATGCCTGAAAACACTAAGGCTATCTGGAGTCAAATGAATGAATCTGCTAAAAAATCTATCTTATCACAAGCTAGACTTTACCCAGCTGAAGTTTTAATGACTGAATCACAAGTTGAGCATTTCTGGTTAACTAGAAAGCTTAAAACAAACGAGTCTGTAACTAAAAAGTTAGTAGCTCATGAAAGTTTAATACAAGAAGATAAACTTTCTGATAATGACGTTACTGCGATTATGGAAAGATTCAAAACAATCTAATCTATAAAAAATCCACACTTGAATTATTTAAATTTTTGAGGGTAATATATAGATAAACAAAAAAAAATTAAAAAAAATTATGTCACACATTAGAATAGACAAATCAAAAGCAGTTAAGAAATGGGGTCCAGTTTTGGAAAACATGGGTGTAACTGAAGATAGAGTTGAATGGATGTCAGAAATGGCTGAGTATCACTCAATCAATGAAAATGCGTATGTAAACGCAACAAACGTAGCAGGTATGGGAGCAGTATTGAACCCAATTATTGGTTCTACAAACCTTCCTGGTACAACTAACGGTTCTCTTTGGACCGGCGGTGGTGGTGTACCTGGTAACGGTGATGTTGGTCAAAACTTATTACCAGTAGCAATGAAAATTGCTGCTCAAACAATTGGTTTAGACTTAGTTGCTGTTAAACCAACACCAGGTCCAAAAATCGATTTATTATACATCGACTTCCAATACGATGATGTTGATACAACAAAAAGTGAAAGACCACAAGTTTTCAAACTTGCTGCTGACGCTACTAACTTAACAGCTATCAAATCTCAATTAGCACTTGCTGCTGTTGCTGCTGGAGCTGTTCAAACTACAGGTGGTTTATCAGGTGGTAGATTATGGGTTTCTTTAAACTCATCTAACTTAGCAGGTACTATCACAACTGTAAGTTCTTCTAGTAAATTATCATCAACTGAGCCAACTGGTTCAAAATTTGGTACTGTAGAATTCTTAGGATTCTCTCGTATCGATGGTTCTCCAATGTTCAAAACTTATAGACAAGCCAACACAGCTGGTCAATATAACTTTTTTGCTTACGATCAAACATTGAATACATTTAATGCTACTCAATCAATGGTTGACCAAATGAGCTTTGTTGGAACACAATCTTCAACATCAACATCTATTGAATTAGTATCTGCTTTAGAAGATCACATTCCTGGTTTCTCTACTAACTTTGCTAACTCTGGAACTGGTGCTGTTGGTGACTATCCAATGAGACGTGATATCGATGATCAATCATATGCTGGTGTTATCGGACCAAAAATTTCTTCTAAATCAGTAGCAGTTGGTACTATCGAAGTATCTTCAGCTCTTAGAAGAACTG